ACGTAAACTATCTTCATGTTTTTGTCCTGCTTCAATACAAGTATAATGTGCATCTGGCCAAAACTTTTTTACAGCGTTAGTCCATCTGCCATTCCAGGCACCTAAATCTAATACTCTTTTTGGTGAGTCAAGTGTTTGCAAGTAGTCATACATTTCATCCATTTATTTTTTTCCGTAATACTTCAATATCAGTTTGTAAATGTCTATCTCTTACTTTTGTCCAAACAAAATTATCTCTGTAATTAATGTTGAAATTCTTCCGTATTTGTTTACCAGCGTTGTCATTTATGATCTTTTTAGCCTTAAATGTCACTGTTGGCAGATAAAGGCATCTACCTAACTTACGTGCAACTTTTTGTGTATAAGTGTCCACATGCCAATGCCAAAAGAAAGGAGGTGCTAGGTATCCTAATGTATCCACCCAATTTTTATGTACCGCAAAATGTGCCGCTGGCAGTGGTTCATCTGGCCAGAGTTTTGTTTCACTACCTGAATTTTTATTACCTTTGGCTCTACCATCACTTGGCACTACCATAAGAATCTTGTCCTCATATCTATTGAATTCGTCTGCTATCAACTGATCCCAGTCCTGTGTTTGCACCTGGACATCATCGCCCATGAGCATAACAATATCGTTGGTTGCTTTCTCAGACATAAGATTCCAACTGTAGCAGGTGGACTGATTTGGTCCAACTGTATAATGTTTTTCGTCCAGTAAATCTTTGTATTGTTCTAACATTTCATCATCGTCATTGAGGTAAAATAAAAATTCTGTGTTGTGTTTTTGTGTTGCAGTAGCAGTGTCGACTAGTCTTTTTGCCAGTTCGGGTCTGCCTCTCGATGGACAACAGAACGAAATCATATCAATTTCTTCTTCCAAGTATCAGGAGTTTGGTCATTGATAATTTCTAGCGGCAAGTGGTATTGAAACTTTTTTGTACCTCTGGTTCTTATGTACTCGGCTGTCTTCTTGACTGACTGTCGCATGTTTGTCGCTGTGTTGTATCCTAATAAATCCCTTGCTTTGTCTGATGAACACACTGCTAGTTTTACTTCCTTGGGTCTGTCTTTGTGATGTATGGGATCTAAATTAAGTCCTGTTTCGTTTGCACATGCCTCTGCTAACTCATTGATTGTTATAGGTTCTTCGTCTGGTCCTATATTAATTACTTCACCAACAACGTTATCACGAAATGCTAATGCATTCAAACAATACAAACAATCATCAATGTAACTGAAACATCTTTGTTGCTTGCCATCTCCATATATGATAGGCTGTTTGCCTTGTAACATTCTATTCAACATGATGGACATAACATTTCTAAACGGGTCGTCGTACTTCTGTCTTGGTCCAACTATGTTGTGTGGTACAGCAATTACGTACTCTACTCCATGTGTTTCGCATAAGTTTCTTAACACATCTTCGCCGGCCTTCTTTGCGATTCCATATGGATCTTGAGGACGACACTCGTAAGTTTCTTTGTATGGCATCTCATCATGATGTCCATATCTTGCCATGCTAGAACAATACACAATACGTTTTACTTTGTTCCTTATGGCCGCCGTAATAGTTGTAACTGATGCTTCAAATATATTTCGTGTAACAAGCACAGGAGAAAATACTGATAGTCCTTCGTAAGCCGTAGCGGCAGTATGATACACTATGTCACAACCCTCCATGGCTTTGGTCATGTTCTCCAAATCGCAACAGTCCACTTGGTGAAACTCTACATTCTGCGGAACATTATCTGTATAACCACCAATCATATTATCATTACCAGCCACGGTGTGGCCTTCTGATATCATTAAATCTGCTAGATGAGAACCTAAAAATCCTGCTACACCTGTTATAAAAATTTTCATTTTGAGTATTTAATTTAAGTTATGCACGATAAAAAACTTTATCAGGCCAGTGTTCTATCAGCACCTTGAACCCTAGCGAGCTTATATGTTTCTCTATTTCGGTATTAGTGCTTCCATATTTTTTAGTGTTGTTGTTTAATTCTATCATTAGGTACATTATATTTTTTAATGTGTTCTTTGCACCTTTCAACACTTCCATTTCATATCCTTCGACGTCGATCTTGATCATGTCAACATCCTGACAATTTAAATTATCTAGTGTTGTCATTCTTATGTCACCCTGTCTATCCACTCTTTTTGCCTGTGTAAAATTGTCTTCCGTCAATGATATTTCTTTTATTTCCGAACCAACTGCTTCCATTCTAGGGTGGCAGTTAATCGTACAGTTCTTTTGTAAACATTCAAAATGTGTTTTGTCGGGTTCGAATGCAATTACTTTTTCAGCATATGGTTCGATGGCCTTAGACCATGTTCCGCACCATGCACCCACATCTATCACAGTTTTCATTTTTTTATTTTGCACTTCACAGTGCTTTAGAAACTTATTCAAACATTTATTTTGAGTGAAAGGTTGTCCAGACTTCCATTGCTCTATGTGTATATCGTTTGATGGTACCCAAAAGCCGTTAATTTTTTCTATTTTCATAATATTCCTTTGTCCATCAATATCTCAACTGCTGTACCGTTGCTGATCTCCTCCGGAGTGAACTGTTGGTATGCTAGACTGTACAACCATGGTTCGGGTCCAGCATAAAAAGGATCCTCAATATCTTCTAGGTTTAAATTGCCCATTGGCTCAGCAAAACTTTTTCTATCACAGAACACAGGCACGCCCATACAAACGGCCTCAACAGCACTGATACTGCAACTGGTCACACACGCCCAAGCATCTTTTAGGTCCTCGGATAAGGGTACCTTTGCCTCACTTGGTCCTGATGTACCTCTGCCCCTAGGCTTGTCTCGAAGTTTGATCGGCCTGTCAGTGACTCTTTTTAATCTATCTATCGTGTCTTGCGTCCAATCTGGAGTGTCGAGATAGTTGTGGATACCTGTTGAACTAGGACACACTAAAATATATGAGCCTTTCAACGTTGGCGCTTTAATCTGCATTCCAAATTTTTCAAACCTATCTGCTTTACAATCTTTTAAAAATCTTGCATGTATTTGATTTTTACATACACGCCAATAATGATTATCCTGTTTTAAATTGTTATTGTCAAATCTACCAAAGTATGGAGTGTCAGTGAACCAGTAATTGTGATTACGTGCTTCTAATTTCTTTATCATCGGTCTGTTGTTGCCAACAAATCCCCAAAACATGCTGTTGTTCACCGGATCCGTTTCTTTGGTGTTATCTAACTTGGCTATCTGGTCTGGCCACGACTTTTCAACGCCGGCAAACACTTCCCATGCTTTGCTGTTTTTATTATTAAATGGTGCGTAAATTGTTAACATCTATAAATTCTTTAATTTGTTTTGCCCACTGCCTATGTCCTTCTACTGATGGGTGTGGATCGTTTGGACTTACGATTAAATTTTTGTCTGATATAAATTCTAGTTGACTTGTCCCTGGACTAAAAAATCTATCCATATTGATTGCATTTTTAATTACATTAAAGTCCTCTGTGCCATTACCAAAATTATTAGGCAATGAATTATACATAACGTAAGGTATCCGCTTACGTTCAAAATAATTCTGTAAATCAAAAACATTATCAAGAAAATTCATTGTAAGATTATTTTCTATGTCCCACCCCTTGTGGTTACGTATGAAACTTACATTGTCTAATGTCTTCCATGTTCTCCACGTGAGCTCTGTGCCTGGGCTACGACCTTTCTTCCATCCGTCATCCGTTATGTAATCATTCCTGATTGAACTCGACCATCCTATGACAGCAAAAATCTTTTCATCCTTATTTTGTTCGCACCAAACTTTTGTAGAAAAACTTATCCTGGTATTGCCCCTGCCACCCATGGCCAAGTTGACGAGTCCTATATCATAATTGTCTGCCAGTATCTGTGTGGTAAAAGTTTCCACACCATCTTTATTTCTTGGTGTTAGGAAACTACATCCATTTGATAATAATTTGCTCATGCTGTTGTTTAATAGTATAATTATAGTGTAGTTATTCACAAAATGCAAACATGAAAAACATAGATTCAATCAAGTATTTTCTAGAAAAATGGGAAACTGTTGATACAAGTTACGATTACACCGTTCCATATCATGAGGACATAGATCCAAATTTCACAAGTTTACCAACTTTTGTTGCTGAATTTTATGATTGCAAAGTACATAGTTGTCCGTTACTTGTTACCTATCAGCAGAAATTGATAACCAATTATATATGGGGCCTTACCGATCAACGCAGAAACAAACCAGACAAGACACACAGACTTTGGAAAGAGTGGGGAGACGAGGTACACGCAGATCTACCGCCCGTTAGTGAACACTTTCATGAGAAATATAATTATGTTTGGTTGCCTATCGACGAAGAGAGTGTTAACAATCCATGGCACATATGGATCGATGTCATATCTAAATTTAGATTATTAGAAAAGAGATGGTCCACCGATTTCACAAAATACTGCTATGTGTTGGCAAACGAGAGCGGATATTTTAAAAAAGTAATTCAAGAATTATTTCCTGAAATTAAAGTCCTTGTCATGCCAAAAAACGAAACATGGCAATTCAAACATTTACTTGTACCCAGTGCAAGTAATTCAAAAGATGGAGTAATTACGCCCCACCTGGCACCATGGCTGAGACACTTCAAAGGTATCAATAAAGATCAAAAAGAACCACATAGAAAAATTGTTGTACTGCGTCCAGGAGCAAAAACAAGACGACTTACCAATTCCGAAGAATTATTATTGGCCTTGAAAGGATGGGAAACAATAGTATTAGAGACCATGACAATTAGAGAACAAATTAGAACATTTGCTGAAGCAACCCACATTGTTGCGGCACATGGAGCAGGGTTGGTTAACCTACTTTGGTGTAAGCCGGGTACAAAAGTAATCGAAATACAAGACAGAAAAATGATTCATAAAAAGGTTTATCCACTGCTTTCATACCACCTCGGATTGAAACATGAACTATATTTGGCAGACACAGTGCCAATAAAATTAAAAGACGGTAAAAAACCCAAAGGTATTAAAAGAATAAGTGATTTAATAAATTTTAAAATTGATATACCTGACTTGCTTAAATATCTTGATTGACAATGAAAATTAAAGTAATTACATCATACAAACCCGGTTGTTGGAATCTATACGCTAAAAAAGGAATAGAATCAATGGCAGAACAATTTCCTAAAGAAATTGACTTGGTTGTTTATGCTGAAGAACCAAAACGGCCATGCAAATTCGAAAGGATCGAGTGGATAGATTTAAAAACTGCAGAGCCTGAACTTACTGCATTCAAACAGAGACACAAGGATGATCCAGTGGCTCATGGCAAATTAGAAACTAAAGAAAATGGCGTTCGTAGAGTACCTGAACTGCAAACGCTTGGCGGCTCTGACAAGAACAAAGAATCTTTCTTATGGAATGCTGTGCGTTTTGCAAACAAAGTATTTTGTGTAGTCAATGGACTACGTAATTCCAAAGGCTATGACTATGTGGTTTGGATAGATGCTGACACATTTTCGTTTCGCCCTGTTCCACTGGATTGGTTTGAGAAATTATTACCAAACGATACCATGGTCACTTACCTTGGCAGAGAAAATCCAAAGTTAGGTGATGGTGGCAAATATCCCGAGTGTGGCTTTGTTGGTTATAATTGTAATCATCCAGAAATACAGAATTTCATAGACGACTGGGAGCAATTATACGTGACCGACAATGTATTCAAGATTTTAGAATGGCATGACAGTTACGTTTTTTGGCATTTAACAAAAATATACAGGAAAGAAAAAAATATAAAAGTGAATGACATCGGTTATTGGAAAGGTGTAAAAGGACACCATGTGTTTGTAAACAGTGAACTCGGTTTATACATGGATCACATGAAAGGCAATCGTAAAACAAAAGGCACCAGCGTCAAGAACGATCTTAGACAAAATCCAAACGTCAAAGTAAATGTGCAGGACATAGAATATTGGAAAAAAGTACCGCCAGCGTAGACAACCATAATTACATTAAATGAAAAAGATTGCATTTGTAACCGGCATGACCGGACAGGACGGTCCTTACCTAGCCAAACATTTACTTGAAAAAGACTACAAAGTTTATGGGCTGGTAAAAAGATACAGTAATCCTAATCTATCTAATCTCAATTATCTCGGAATAGAGAATGAGGTTGAATTGATAACTGGTGATATCACTGACGATGCAAACATGAATCATTTGGTAAGGACTATCAGACCAAACGAATTTTATAATCTTGCCGCACAAAGTTTTGTAGGTGCAAGTTGGGAACTAAACAAGCAAACAACAGAAGTAAACGCAGTGGGCGTATTGAACGTCCTTAATGCAATCGTCAATCAAAATCCGCTTACACGATTCTATCAGGCAAGTACTAGTGAACTCTATGGCAATGCAAACGTTGAAGGCGTACAAGATGAGGACACGCCATTCCATCCACGTTCACCGTACGGTGTTTCTAAATTGTATGCATACTGGATGACCATTAACTTCAGAGAAAGTTACAGCATACATGCTTCTAATGGAATATTGTTCAATCATGAATCGCCAATAAGAGGCAAAGAATTTGTAACGAGAAAAGTCACGGATGGAGTTGCCAGGATAAAATTAGGACTGGCAAAAAAAATTACTCTAGGAAATTTAGATGCAAAAAGAGATTGGGGATTTGCTGGTGACTTTGTTGAGGCCATGTACACAATGGTACAAGAAAAAAATCCTGGAGACTATGTAATATGCACAGGAGTACAACATACTATCCGAGAATTACTTACCCATGCTTTTAGAACCGCCGATATAGAAGATTGGGAACAATACGTTGAGTCCGATCCACGTTTCAAACGTCCAGCGGAAGTACATGCATTGCATGGATCATATTCAAAAGCAAAAGAAAAACTAGGATGGGAACCTAAAACCGAATTCAGAGACATGGTTGCTTTGATGGTTAACGAAGATATAAAGAGATTGTCCCATGATCTACGTTAGTTCTACAAACAGGAAACTTACTGAAAAATATGTTGACTGGGCTGTACAAGGTTTGCCAGATGCTAAAAAACTTCCACCAACTCAAATAATAGACAAGACAGACTGCACCAAGGCAGTGATGTTTGGTGTACTACGTGGCACTCATCTAGTTTACAAATGGGCTCAGCAAAACAAAATTAATTTCTACTACATGGATCGACCTTATTGGGGAGAGACAAGAAATAGTCCTTTTTACACTAAAATTGTAAAGAACAATCATCTAAAGAACTGGCAAGAAAATAGGCCGGACGATCGTTTTAAACAATCATTTCCTTGGCCTATAAATCCATGGAAGAAAGACGGCAAGAACATAATTGTGTGTCCACCATCCAACGCTATTAAAGAGTTTTTTGGAGTGCATGATTGGTTGGACATGACTTTAGCAACACTAAAAGCAAACACGGATCGGCCGATCATAATAAAAAATAAAGGGTATAATCCTATAATGGAATATGATAAAGACGGTGGCATGATAGTCAAAGGCAAAGATAACACGGCGCCGAGTGGTCCTATTAACTGGAAAGATGCTTTTGCTATTGTGACTTATAATTCAAATATTACGTTGGAGGCAACTACAAGAGGCATACCTTGTTTTACTGATAAACACAATGCCTGTGCACCTATATCTGAAACAGATTTCTCAAAAATAGAAACACCTAAATATATCGACAGAGAACCGTTATACCATTCATTGGCATACGGACAGTTCACAGCAGAAGAAATTAAAAACGGACGTGCTTGGAGAATTTTAGATGAAGGTTGAAATTTTTAGAAGGACAGTTAAAGACAGACGTAGGGGAGCAAGTTACGATCTCTTACAACACATGGCAGAAGGCATCAGAGCGTGTGGTGACGAACCAATCATGGTGAATGAAAAAAAGACTGGAGAATGGACTAAGAATGAAATGGAGCCAACCCACCCAATTGGTTGCATGTTTGGGTACGGAGGTAGTAACCAAAAACATCACACAAAAGGCCGTAGACGGGATTTAGTAGAACGTGCAAAGAAAAAAGGAATCAAGATAATAACATTTGACGGTGGCTTACTTTCAAGTTTTGGTAATGTACATGGCCCAAAACATCATTGGCGAGTTTCGTTGTTTTCTCCAATGAACAACGGCGATTTCCTGTCAGACAACAGTCCTCCTGATAGGTGGGAGGCCGCAAAGGCGAGATGGAATATTAAAAGTGGAGCATGGCGAAAATCAAATCAAGAAGATCCTATTATGTTTGTTCTGCAACCAAAAGATAACTGGAGCATGAACGATCTTGATCCCATAGAATGGTTTCACAGTGTGTATGAAAAATTAAGGCCAATAACAGATAGAAAATTTATAGTGCGTCCTCATCCTAATCATGTTGTTCACATTGAAGAACGAATGAATGAATTTCCTGAGGACGTTGAAGTTATTATAGGTCAAAAATATTTTAATGGAGACGAGAAAAAGTACTACAGATTTCATTTCCAAGAAGCAATAACTAATGTTCATGCTGTTGTTACTCACAATTCTACTGCCGGTGTCGACTCTTGCGTTCGTGGAATCCCTACCTTTAATACCTCAGATCTTGCAATCAGTTGGCCTGTAGCAAATAGAAATCTAAATAATATTGAAACTCCCGAATATCCTGACCGGACACAGTGGCTTTACGACCTAGGATACAAACTGTGGAGTGAAAAAGAAATAAGGGATGGCACAGTCTTTAAAAGATATAAGACAAAGTTAGGATTATAATGTGCGGCATATACGGTATAACTGATTACGACCCAGAATTTATACAACAGTTTATAAAGAAATGTGAACACAGAGGACCTGACGGCAACAAGGTCTGGTGGGATCCTGACCATAAACTGACACTGGGTCACAACCTGTTGAGCATAATGGCAAACCCACAACTCTCTATACAGCCATGGAAGACACCCAAAGGTAACACACTGGTGTACAATGGTGAGATATTCAACTACTACGAACTGAAACAAAAATACAATGGGAAAGGTTTTGCTGGTATCACTGGGTGCGATACAGAATTGTTGGCGTGGGGACTAGACGAATTTGGATTGGATTTTATTGATGAGATAGATTCCATGCACGGTTTTGCATATTACCGCAAAGACGAACAACAACTTTGGCTATCTAGAGATCATGCTGGCATCAAGCCATTGTACTATGCTGAAATCAAAGAGGGATTGGTATTTGGTTCTGAAATAAAGGGCATGTTAGACAAGGTACCGGGAAGCAGAAAAATGGATAATCTCGCAGTGAGTTTTATGGCAAGGACAGGAATCAATGCACTACGTAATACTTTTTTCACTGGCATTAAAAAGTTATTGGCCGGCGAGACAATAGTGTACGACATAGCAAAAAAGCAAATTATAAAAACACACCGGGTGCATATCAAACCAACAAGTGATAAAAATTTTAATGCCGAAGAGTTTAGAAACATGGCACACAAAACAGTTAATATGTGTTCCATTGGGCGAAGGAAGATTGGTGTGTTCTTGAGTGGTGGTCTAGATTCTAGCGTTATTGCTTATGAATTAAAACAAATAAAAGGTGAGGTAAACACGTTCACTAACAGAATGAATCCAAATGTTCAGGCAGATGAAGACTACAACAGTGATGCTAACTGTGCCAAGATATTGGCTGAACAAAATAATTTCAATCACAAAGAAGTTGTGATAACACCAGAGTCGTTCATAGACAAGTGGGACGACAGCATATACTACATGGAGCAACCTGTGTACAATCCTAGCATGTCAATGTACTGCTACACCAACAAGTTCCTAGCAGACAATGATATAATCGTTACACTCGCTGGAGACATGGGAGATGAGATCCTAGCAGGGTATCCAAAATATTGGAAGATGAAAAATCCTGAATGGTTAGAAAAACAGATAGGAAAAACTAAAATAGAAAGTTGGGATGACGTGCTTAAACTTTGGCTACATAGAATAAAACGTCCATTAAAACTTACAGACAATCCTGTAAGTGATGACATATTACTCAAAGAGTTTAAAAAATGTTATGAGGGTGAACTATGGAATCCAGACGATCCTATAGGCTCCCATATGGCCTTAGACTGTGTTGCCCAAGTACCTGAAGAGATGTTCAGCAGAAACGACAAGTACGGTATGGCATACAGTATGGAAGGACGTTTTCCATTAGCAACTAAAACTTTTATGAAATACTGCATGAGCATACACACAGATAAAAAATTAGGGCCAGATAAAAATGATACAAAAATTTTCATTAAGAAAGCATATGACGGAAGACTACCTAGCGAGATTATTAACAAACAAAAAACAGGATGGACAGTTCCTGTAGGACATTGGCTGACAACAAGCACCAGCAGTAAACTAAACAATTTCTATAAGGAACGAACAGGCACAGCGTCTAAACTTGATATAACAAAAGCAAGTCAGAAAGCGGGCAAGGCATTGATACCTGCATGGATTGTAAGTGACTGGATTAAAAAGTACAACATGACAAGGTAACGTAAATATTTACAATGAAAATTAAAGTTATCACATCATACAAACCCGGCACATGGAATCATTATGCCAAACGAGCAGTCAACAGTGTGTTGCAACACTGGCCGGAAGATACTACTGTTTCAGTATATCATGAATCCCAAACACAAGACTTGTTCGAACATCCGAGAGTCGAATGGATTGATGTGCATGAAGTACAACCAGAACTACTAAAGTTCAAAAACAAGTGGAGGGACGATCCCGTGGCTAATGGTGAGATACAGGAGATTCCTAATGGTATGCGTAGACCAACCCCCATGCCTTCCAAAGGGTCATTCCAATGGAACGCTGTTAGGTTTTCAAACAAAGTGTTTTGTGTCACACATGCCCTTGAAAATTCTACTGAGTGCGATTATGTTATCTGGTTAGATGCTGACACTTATTCTTTTAGACCCATGCCATCCAGTTTCTTAGAAAAATTGTTGCCAGCAGACACCCTAATCACCTATCTAGGAAGAGAAGATCAAGACCCGGAATGCGGATTTGTTGGTTACAATCTTAGCCACCCTGAGCTACAAAACTTTAAAAAGGAGTGGGAACAACTTTACGTAAATGATGAAATATTCAAACTTACATCAGGATGGACCGACTGCTCGTCCCTGATCCACTTATCCAACAAATACCAAAAATATAAAAATATTAAAGTAAATGATATAGGCCATGGAAAAAAAGTTATGGGCCATCACGTATTCATAAACAGTGAACTAGGTTTATACATGGATCATTTCAAAGGCAATAGAAAAAAACTACAGAAAAGCAATAAGAAAGATTTTAAACTACAGACATCAGAGTCTACAAAAAAATTAACAGAACTAGAATATTGGAAAAAAATTTAATGAAAGTAGAAGTTTGGACACAGTACGGGCCTTTGAACTCAGAACTTATTTTCAAAGCGTTTATAAAAAGTCTTCAAGACGCAGGCGACGAAGTTGTATTGAATAGAAACAGTGATGCAGATGTGGCTGTGATCTGGAGCGTATTGTGGATGGGGAGAATGCGTAACTACAAACAAATTTGGCAAAAATATAGACAAGCCAACAAACCAGTAATAGTGCTAGAAGTTGGAGGACTAAGACGGAACAAAAGTTTTAAGATTGCAATAAATGGCGTCAATAGGAAAGCGGACTTTGCCAATCAAGAAGTCGATGAAAAAAGGTGGCACCTGTTTAACCACGAACTCAAACCATGGCAACAAAGAGGACAGACTATAATTTTACTCGGACAACACCATGCTTCTGAACAGTGGGCAGGAATGCCAGATATGAGAACTTGGTTTGAATCACAAGTACAACAAATAAGAAAGCACACAGATCGTCCAATACAAATCAGGCCCCATCCAAGAAACAACGTTGGCTTTGATGTTAAAAAATATCCAAACGTGACTCTAAAACATCCTGTAATAGATGTTAGCAAAATAGATGACACAGATTTCAAAGACACATTAAAAGATGCTTGGGCAGTTGTGAATCATAGTTCTAATCCGGCCATGGAGGCTGTTATAAATGGCATACCTGTGTTTGTGTCTGAGGCCAGTCTTTGCTATGAAGTTGGCAATCATTCTTTAGATACAATAAACAATCCTGTCATGCCAGAAAGAAAATCTTGGACAAACAAATTATCATACACAGAGTGGTTTCCAGACGAAATTGAAAAAGGATTGCCATGGAAAAGAATCAGAACCAGACTAGAGGAGACATACCTTTGATCGACGCAATAGAGTTCAAACCATATGTGGGAGAAACTGTAAACACAGTTCTTAGGATAAAGAACGGAAAAAAGACACAGGAAACCGAGTGGTATCCTGATAAGATTAAAGCAGTGCCGAGAGGTAATGCATATTGCATAGGTAACGGGCCATCTCGTAAAGATTTTGACTTGAACAGATTGAAAGCATCAGGCCAAACATACGGGTGTAATGCATTGTACAGAGACTTCATGCCTGACTTCATATTCTCTGTGGATCAGAAGATGTCCACACAGATGGTGGAAGACGAAGTTGGATTGAAGACTGTACACTACGCTCCTGCCCTGGAAGTAAACAGGAAACAGAGCAAAGGCATGATAAACCTTATACCTAACAATCCACACTGGATATCAGGCAATCAAGCATTCTGGACGGCGGGAGTACACGGACACAAGAACATATATCTCATAGGATACGACTTTAGGGAGTATGGCAAAGGAGAACTGAACAACATATACCAAGACACTGCCTGCTATGGCGAACGTAATGATGATCAAATATTTGATGGATGGTTAAAACAGTTCCGCGATATGTTGAAGATGAGGCCTTATGTGAACTACACAGTAGTACATGACAGTCCGCCCGAATACATGAACCACTTACAGACTGGAACTGATCTCGGTAACAGTAGAGTTATAACTTATGCGGAGTTTGAAAAAGAACTAGCATCTGGCCAGACGTAATCCGGCCGCATTAAATTTAGGTTTCCAAGCAAAAAAGTTTGCATTGTGATTTGAATAAGGATCTTTCAACCAAGTCATTTGATATAGGTGCACCATTTCGTGTGCTAACGTTTCTATAAAATCTTTCCATTTAGGAAATTTTTGATGTAGTTCGATGTAGTACTCGACTTCAATATGGTAAGGTATAATTCTCTGATCAAATTTACCTTTAGGTGTGTGTCTATTATCCCAATTGGCTACACATCTGCCCCAATCTTTATGTAAATTCCTAATATATAACGGAACCATTGGTAATCTACTGTTGAATAGTGTCTTGTTCAAATACCTAAACCAACTGTATGCTTGGGCTTCTGTGGGTCTAAAGCCGACTGCGTTCCTGTGTCTAGTCAGAGTATTTTCCAACTTGATCTTCAGTTGTTTCTTGACATTTACACTTTTGTTTATTTTCTTCTTTTTCATGGTTGACTGCTTTACCAAATATGTTATAATATACTAGTAATTATCTAAAAACCCATGGACAATATGCACATAGATTTGCCAAAAACAATTAACGAAGCACTCAAAATACTAGCATATAATGATTATTTTTGGTCCGACTCCTTATCTAGCCAAAAGAGCCATATTAAACCACATCCAAAGGATCAAGAGACAGTGAGGTCGCTGGCAGAATCGCAGTATGCATGGACCGAGAAGCAGGCCAGATTAGCACTGGTCATACTGAAAAGATACCTGTCCAAGTTCCAGGCACACGGTATGGACATCAAGAAATTGCTAGACACACCAGTGTATGAGGACGACTTCCGTGTGATAAGTTTTGACAAAGTAATAGAGAAATACACAGATGAAGATAATATTGACAGGATAGAAATGAGATTTCCTTACAACAAGAAAGTAATACAACTGATACGTTGCATGAAAGACCAACGTGGCCTACCTGGAATGTATGCATTGTATGATGGTGAGAAAAAGAAATGGACTTTCTTGCACAGCGACGTTACTGCCTACTACCTAACACTGATAGCGGTAAGATACGATTTCAAATTCATGGACGAAAGTCTACTCGACGACTACGAAGAAATCAAGAAAGAAGTAGTCGGACATCGACAACCAACAGCAAGATTGATAGCAGGTGAGATTGTGTTAGACAATGCTACTGAATCACTACAGGAATATTGGGATGAAAATTTGAGAGGCAAAACAGTATTGGCCCAAGTGGACTCGTTGAAAAACTTTAGCATATCAACCAAAGGGATCAACGTGCCTGCAAAGACCACAGTAGGTCACAAAGTAGCACATAACAATTACCACAAGTTATGGATAGACTCAAAAGGATTCAGCAAGAACGAAGTTGTCAAAGGATTGATAGAATTGGATTGTTTTCCATTGATGATGCCGGTCAGTGGAGACATACATATGCAGGAAGACGTCAAGAATTTTTGGGAATGGCTTAACGCCTTCAAATCATTCGGTATAGACATATTGAATGATTGCAGTTGGGGATTTGATGTGAAAGAACCTGTGTATTCAAAAGATTACAAAGACGGGATGACGTCACCGGAAAGGACTCAACTAATTAACAACGGCACGTCACAAGAGTTTTTTCAAAACTTATTTGAACTGCATCAGATGAGCAAACAGTTCAAACTTATTAATGATAAAACCAAAATTATATTTGTAAGGAACAGAATACCAAGAGCATTGATCAAGAGCAAGATAAAACCAAAAGCATCATTGGTCGCACTGGGCGGCGGTTATTATGCAACAGGCACAGACAACTTGAAAAGAATGCTTGAAAATCTTCCAAAAAAGTTGTATTATAGTGATCACCAACCGAGTAGTTGGGATTGGCAAGATCACGTAATAGTAAAAATTTAAAATGAGCAGTTGTAAACTAGTAATAAAAGATGAGGTAAACGTGAAGTTCGAGAACCTAAGTCTCGAATGGCGTAAAAGATTATCTAACAAATTCAAATACGAGATACCCTATGCAAGACATTTACCAGCAGTGAAGTTAGGTAGATGGGATGGTAAGGTCAGTTTCTTTGGATTAGGGGGCACCACATACCTAAACCTAGTTGATCAGATACTTCCCATACTAGACGAGGGAGGTGTGTACATAGATGTCGAAGATAAAAGAGAAAAGCACAACTTTGAATTCAAAGCAGTAGATAAAGGTTATCTATCTCACATAAAGTGGCCGAAGAATCATCCAGCCGCGGGACAGCCGATAGAGTTGCGAGACTACCAAGTGGAAACAATTAACAAGTTTATAGAACATCCACAAAGCATACAAGAGATTGCCACAGGAGCGGGCAAGACAATAATCACAGCGGCTTTGTGCCAACTGGTCGAGCCTTATGGACGTACACTAACAATAGTGCCAAACAAGAGCCTTGTCACACAAACGGAAGAAGACTTCCTTGCTTGTAACTTGGACGTGGGTGTATACTACGGTGACAGGAAAGAGCTAGGCAGGTTCAACACTATCGCAACATGGCAATCGTTAAATGTATTAGAAAAGAAAAGCAAGGACGAACACTCTGAAGCATTTGCAGAAGCAATAAAAGGAATCAACACAGTAATAATAGATGAGGTGCACATGGCAAAGGCAGATGTGCTTAAAAGATTACTGACGGGGCCATTCGCACACTGTGGCATACGTTGGGGTCTGACAGGAACTGTGCCAAAAGCAGATTATGAATTCATGGGATTGAAATGTAGCATAGGTGACGTGTCCAATAGGATACAGGCCAGCGAATTGCAGGACAAGGGTGTACTCGCAAACTGTCACGTCAATGTTTTACAGACACAGGATCATCCACAATTCAAAACATACGGAGAAGAGCTGAAATGGCTAACTACGGATAAAGTCAGAATGAAATGGGTGGCCAACACCATCAAAGATATATCGTCATCAGGAAACACACTAATACTTGTAGATAGAATATCAGCAGGTGAAATACTACAAGAGCAATTGGAAGATTCAGTTTTCGTATCTGGGGCAACCAAAAACACAGACAGAAAGGAACAATACGATGAAGTGTCTACAGCGACAAATAAAATTATTATTGCCACATATGGAGTGGCTAGTGTTGGTATCAATATTCCTAGGATATTCAATCTTGTTCTTATTGAACCTGGCAAATCTTTTGTAAGGGTCATACAGAGCATAGGAAGAGGTATTCGTAAAGCAGAAGACAAGGACAATGTCCAAATTTGGGATATTACCAGTAGTTGCAAGTTTGCGAAAAGACACCTGGGTGCAAGGAAAAAGTTTTACAAAGAGGCCAATTACCCGTATAATATAGAAAAGATAAATTATGAAAATCCTTACACTTGATAACAGAACATACAAACTAGAGAAGATACCTGAATGGGTAGACGAGAATCTAAGATTTGCAGTACTAGATAATGCTGATCCAGATAATCCGGATTTCTTTTACATACCGTTAATATTTCTAGAAAGTTTTAATGCTCCGGCGGCCGTCTTAGAAATTGGACCGCACAAGATAAAGATGCCACTGGACTGGAAAATGTTAATAGGAGAAGCAGGACAACAAGAAATGCATGTGCTACCTATAACCAGTTTGAATGACCGGGGGTTTGACGCATTTACTTTCAACCCATTGTCTAGTCCAAAGCCTGATTTCTATCCAATTGATGTAGTAGACATCTACACAGAAGTAAAATGGTATTTTCCAAAGATCAAATCAGGACAGATGTTGGCAGTACCTTTAAGCAATGGAGCGAATCCCATATGTGCCTACTTTGTCAAGGACATTTCGAGACAATGCGAACAGGTGGACTATGGCTCAGTCTGGTAGGAAATCAATCACAATCGATGCACCGGTCATGATAACCAGCAACAAAATCGCTGTGTGGATGGACGAGAACTGGATGCACAATTTTTTCGACTTCATAAAGAAACATAAATTCCAATTTTCAGGTTTACAACACAAACACAATAAGATAAAATTAACATTCGTAACAGCAAAAGAATGCACAATGTTTGCACTAAAATATGCCAGTAGAAAAAAATAGAAAATTTTTTGATTTAAGGAACGGATTAAAAGCCGTTGACTTCAGAAACAAAGATTACTTTGACAGGATAGACGACAAAGAAAAATCCCTGTACAGTCCATACATGCTGATGAGATATGTATCAAACGTTTCTTCGAAAGATCCTTTCTACGTAGAACACTATGTAGAGATGATCAACGAGTGCGTCAACAAGCACTGTTTCACACTAGGCAAACACAAGAAACTTTTATGGATATTGACTGCCATGTGTGGGGCGGAGACACAACAGTTCCATCCATGGATGAAACCCATGAAGCGTGTGCCAAACAAGAGTTTAAAGAAACTGCAACAGATATACCCAACATGGAAGGAAGCAGACCTAGAGACATTGGACAAAGTGATTACGGATAGAGAACTAGAGGAGTTAATAGAAGCACATGGCATCGACAAATAAATGTACATACTGTGGCAAGGAGTTCGCTAAAGAAAGAACATTACAAGTACACCTGTGCGAGCCCAAGAGAAGGTACCTACAAAAAGATGAGAAGTGGGTAGTAAATGCGTTCATGGTGTTCCAGAGATTCTATCAGATACATCAGCACAATTCAAAAACAAAGACGTACGACGATTTCGTTAAAAGTTCGTACTACAATGCCTTTGTGAAATTTGGTAGGTTCATTATGCATATTAATCCACTGTATCCAGAAAAGTACATAGAGTTTGTGTTGAGATCAAAAATTAAGTTGGATCATTGGTCAAGGGATGACTTGTACGAAACGTATCTCATAGAAGCATTAAAAACTGAACCTGTGGAGGCCGCACTACAGAGGAGTATTACAACAATGATGGACTGGGCAACAGAACAAAACGCACAATGGTCTGACTACTTCCGTTTGGTCAACACCAACAGAGCAGTGCAACACATACAGCAGGGAAAGATAAGTCCGTGGCTGTTGCTAGGTTGCAACGCAGGCAAAAGGATGTTAAAATCATTTAACGACGAACAATTACAAATGATTGAAAGATTTATTAATACCAGTTTTTGGCCAAGCAAGTTAAAGAGCTATCCTGCTGATCACATGCTGGTACAGGACACAGCAAAGGAGGCCAAGATTGTCTAAAATTAATTTAGAAGTTGCAGAGAACTTAGACTTCGAAGAAGGCGACTGTGCTATCACAATCAAGAAGGACGGATCCATCGGCAAAGTTATTGTACCAAAGATGAATCGAGCCATGTTGGATAGTGCCGGATACAAAGCACTACTGGACGTTGTAGAAGTATTACAGCCGGGAGCAAAAGATGAATTCATTAAACACAACGAGGCCACAGGAGGGAGCGTACACTAATGCCTGATGTAGACATAGATTTCTTTGACCGAGACAACACATTAAAACTTTTCAAGCACACACCTGCTTCCATGATCAAAGATGGCAAAAGCGAAAAACACAAGACAGGGGTCTACTTCCACGCAGTTCCAGAACATCCAGTCACAGGACATGCCTCATTGGATTACAAGAATGCAGAGGATCGAGGATACTTTAAAATAGATTGTCTAAATGTAAACATATACAAAGATGTTAAGTCAGAACAAGAACTAGTTGAACTGATGATACAGGAACCCGACTGGGACATGTTGAAAGATACAAAGATAGTAGAAAACCTTTTCCATCTGAATGGTCATTTCAATATAGTGTCCAAGTTGGAACCACGTACCATAGAACAACTTGCGGCTGTACTAGCAATCATACGTCCTGCTAAAAGAGGACTGATGTACAAGGATTGGACTGATATAATGAAAGAGGTATGGGTCAAACCAATCGATGGCAGTTACTTCTTCAAAAAATCACATGCTGTTGCATACGCCCAAGCGATAGTAGTGCAGATGAATTTGATAAGCAGAGCTAAATATAGTTTTGATGCACCATCAAAAAACTAAAAAAAGAAAATCCAAAAAACGCAGTAAAAGAATCCCCAAAAAAGATTGGTATGAGAACGCTTATGATCCTACCAACCCGTTGACAATATATTTTGCAAAGTATATTAATAAAGACGGAAAAGTTTAAACGGGTCTTCTTACCAACTGTATAGTACGTCTCTTCACCCGTTTCTTTGAAATATCAGAAAGTCTTACAGTTGGCCCGTGTACTATTTCAACATCCTTTGAATTAAGAGTTACCAATGTTGTTCTAAAATACCTAAACTCACCTTTTAGGAATATGTTGATTGGTAGTTTGCGATTTGATTCGTGCCACCAAGTCTCCCCACATTTCAAATACTTCATCTTGTCTTGGGGCATCATCAATCTACCATAATCGTAGAAACTGATAACATTGGTGTCTTCGTTCTGCACAATGCCCACATACTCCAAATCGCCCTTTCTAATCAGGCTTAGGAATGGGAACTTGTCCCTTAGAGTGTTAAAAATTTCGTTCATTCTATATCTATAAATACTGTTAAATATGTATTATGCAAACAGTACAAAGGTATTTAATAAATCAATTGGTAATCGCCTACATAAATGGTTATCACGGAAGGAACTCAAAAGTGTACGATAGACGCTTAACATTGCACAGAGGGGTATCAAACCCAGTCTCATTCACGTTTAAGAACGAGGATCAGAAGGCACAGGACATTACTTCTAAGACCTACGAGTTCAACATGATTGATTCTGAGACTAAGAAAGCAATTCTCACAAAGACATTGACTGTGTTAGATGACGGATCAACAGTGAGTACAAAAGGCGATGCTAGTTGCACAATCACAGAAGGCGACCTATTACCGCTAGATGCCAAATTCTACAACTTCTCTGTCCGTGAAGTCAAGTCAGATGGTAGCAGGGAGATCACGTATGCAGACACAGGATACGCGGCCGCTGGCACTGTTGAACTATTAGATGGTGCATACCCAGAATTTGTAGCAAGTACAAGTGTATCAAGTTTCACAGCACCAGGTGGTCCATTAACTTACACATCGGGATCCATAGATGCAAGGCCAGGCATCAATAATAACAAAGCACTACACACTATCGCAGTGTACACAAAGAACTTCACTGGAGCATTGAGGGTTCAAGGAACAATGAGTGCTTCACCGAGCAACACAGATTACTTTGATATTACCATGGAAGGTGCAGGATCAACTGCAAACTCTTTCACTGACTCAACAACAGTTACCAACTTCAACTTCACAGGCGTTTATCACAGCGTGAGATTCAGTTGGGGCAACAGCACTGATAATACCGGTGTGATTGACAAAATCCTATATAGACAGTAAAATAGTATAGATTATGAATCTTATACAGAATACAATTCTGACTAGTCTTCCTGCGAACAGAAAGAAGACCCCAAGCGGATGGATCAGTTTCAACGCACCTTGTTGTGTGTATAATGGCGAATCAGCAGACAAGAAGAAGCGTGGCGGTATAATGACCAGTGCCGACGGCACAGTCAGTTATCACTGTTTTAACTGTGGTTTCAAAGCGAGCTATGTGATAGGACGTAAACTGACCTACAAGATGAGACAGTTCATGGGATACATCGGAGTTCCAGATGACACTATAAAGAAACTTGCCATAGAAGCCATGCGTGAGGAAGAAGGCGATGTCAAGTATGAGAAGAAAAAGTTTGTAACATTTGGCAAAAAAACTTTGCCAAACAATACTAAATCATTAGACACGTGGTTAGAAAAATACACCACAGGAACATTATCAGATGTAGAACAGAAAAGAATAGACAACTTGTTAACCTATCTGTCTAGCAGAGGTATAGGTGCTGACTGGTATGACTTCATGTACTCTCCAAACAAAGTGTGGGACGTGTATCAACGATTATTGATACCATTTTATTGGCGAGGAGAGGTTGTAGGATTCACGGGCAGGATGTTTGAGGAATCAGATGGAGTAAAGTATTACACAGATGTATGGCCTGGATACGTGTTCAACATGGATGCACAAGATTGGACGAGAAAATTTGTAATAGTAACTGAAGGACCTTTCGATGCTATATCCGTTTCTGGTGTAAGCATACTTGGTTCGGAGATAAATGATACACAGCGAGAGCTGATAGACAACCTTGGTAGACAAGTGATTGTTGTACCAGACCGAGACGCACCAGGAGAAAAACTTATTAATCAAGCAACAGAATTTGGATGGAGTGTAGCGTTCCCAGAATGGAACGAAGATGTGAACGATGTAGCAGATGCCGTGTTGAAGTACGGGAGACTGTTCACAATTCAATCTATATTAAAAACAACAGAGACCAGTAAATTAAAAATAGATTTGAAAAGAAAGATGTATGGTTAATTTTCACATAGAGCCCACAAGTAAATGCACCTTAGAATGCAAGTTATGTGATAGAACTTGGTTCTATGAAACTTTTAAGCGTAGGAACTTGCATGAAATAAACATCGAGCATCTAGCGGACTTCGTTGGTATGAATACAGAAATAAGTTTGTGTGGCAACAATGGAGATCCTATATATCACTCACAGTTTCATGAACTTTGCCAAAGACTCAAAGATAATAATTGTAGCATACACATACACACAAACGGGTCTGCCAAATCAAAATCTTGGTGGAGCAAACTTAATAATATATTGACTAAAGACGATTGTATTACTTTTGCACTAGACGGACTGGAAGACACAAACCACCTGTACAGGAAGAATGCCAAATGGGGATCCATTATGTCTGCGATAAAAACATTAAAGAACAGAAATTTCAAAATGATATGGCAGTTCATTCCTTTCAAACATAATCAACATCAGATACTAGAGGCTGGCAATTTAAGTAAAAAGTTAGGATTTGATGAATTCAAACTGCTACAGAGTGACAGATGGCTAGGGCAGAAAGACCTCATGCCTGACAGAGAATACGTTGACAATTACTACCAACATCAAAAGCAAGTTTTAATCAACCCAACTTACACCGCAGGCATGAACCCTGAATGCCTAGTAGATAAAAAGCCAAGTAACCAGATGTACATAGATGCAGAGGGAGACTTCTATCCTTGCTGTTACATAGGCACCTATAGATACAAGTATAAATCAGTATTCTCCCCGAAACAACAATCATTTAATATAAAGGACAACACATTTAACCAAATAATGGAAAACAACAACATAAAAGACTTCTTTGAATCAACAAAACAATTTACTTCTGCTCATGAATGTTGTAAAATACAGTGTGGAGTAAAACATGGCTGATTATAAAGAACAACACTCGCAGGCTAAGAACTATTCGTTTGATGTGCAGAAATTGTATATCGAGATGCTATTGGCCGATGCAGAATCATTCGCAAGGGCACAGAACATATTCAAGCCAGAATCTTTTGATCGTAAACTACAACCCATCGCAAAGTTCGTCAAGGACTACATGGACGAATACAAAGTGATGCCGGAAGTTGATATTGTGAATGCAGAACACGATATCAAACTAAAAACAGCAAAGGACTTAGACCCAGCACACTTCAACTGGCTGTTGGATGAGTTTGAAACATTCTCGAGACACAAGGCACTGGAACATGCGATACTTTCGTCTGCGGATCTATTGGAGAAGGGGGACTATGCTCCCGTTGAGGACATGGTCAAGGAAGCAGTCAATGTAGGACTGACTCGAGACTTAGGCACAGACTACTTTGAAGACCCGAAAGGAAGACTAGAGGCACTCAAGGCAAACAATGGACAGATCAGCACTGGCTGGAACAACTTAGACAAGAAACTGTTTGGGGGTTTCAACCGTGGAGAACTAAACATCTTTGCAGGTGGATCAGGTGCAGGTAAGAGTTTGTTCTTACAGAATCTTGCAGTTAACTGGGCACAGGCTGGACTAAATGTTTGTTACATTTCTTTTGAATTAAGCGAACAACTAACTGCTATGAGATTAGATGCTATGATGACAAACATTCCAACAAAGAAAGTGTTTCCTGAAATAGATAATGTAGAAATGAAAGTTAAAATGTTAAAGAAAAAATCAGGTACATTACAGATCAAATACTTGCCTAGTGGTAGTAACGTGCTAGATGTGAGAACATATTTGAAAGAGCTAGAACTTAAGAACAAGAAAAAAATAGATTGTATACTGATCGACTACTTGGATCTGATGATGCCAAAGAGCAAACGTATAAGTCCGGCGGACTTGTTCATAAAAGACAAGTATGTGTCTGAGGAACTAAGGAACTTGGTTGTTGAGAAACACTGTGTATTGGCAACAGCATCACAGTTGAACAGGGCGTCCGTTGAAGAGATAGAGTTTGATCACTCTCACATCTCTGGTGGACTGTCCAAGATACAGACAGCAGACAACGTGATTGGTATATTCACTAGTAGAGCTATGAAGGAGCGTGGAAGATATCAGATACAGTTCATGAAGACTAGATCCAGTTCGGGTGTAGGACAGAAAGTAGATTTGGAGTTTGACGTAGATAGTCTGAGAATAAGAGACCTTGCAGATGATCCAGAATACAAACAGTTTGACAAACAACGTAGCACAATATATGATTCTCTAAAACAAACATCTAAGGTATCTGCAGGTAATAGCACACCAAAAGATGCGAGACCGGAAGTGCCAGATCCACGTAAGGGTGACACAGTGGGCAAGGTGAAGGCCACAGTCGAAGGCGGAAAACTGAGACAACTTCTAAACGAACTGCACTCAGATGAAGAACAGTAATGACATCAATTACATATACGAGAAATTAAGTTCTCTTTATCCAAACTACGCCAATAAAAAACCCAAAGCAAAAATATATTCAAAAGCGTACACTAGCCTCATAGGTGTAATGCTTTCTGCACAATCCCAAGACAAACGGACAGCGATTGCATGTAGACAGTTATTCTCACTGGCCAACACTCCGGAAGACATGCTCAAACTCACACAAGAAGAAGTGATCGAAGCAATTAGGCCTGCCGGGCTGTTCAATGCCAAATCAAAAAATATACTTGCCACTAGCAAGATGTTGTTAGAAGAATTTAGTGGACGGGTACCGCAGACACAAAAAGAGTTAATGACACTACCTGGTGTTGGACGTAAGAGCTCAGACATAGTGATGCGATTCGTTTTTGGTGAACCACACATAGCGGTGGACACACACGTTTTCAGAATGCTGTGGAGACTGGGTTGGGCTGACAGCCTAGACGAGGGCAAGGCATCCATCACTGTTAACAACACCACACCTAGCAAGTACAAGTATGGTGCCCACATGTGGTTGATAACACATGCCAAATACGTTTGTAAATCCAGAACACCCGTGTGCAATGAATGTGTGATCACTGCCGCTTGTGACAGAAGAGACATCACTGTTCCCAAGAGCAAATTACGCCAAAAAGTATAACCAAAATAATATACGCAGATAAATATTCCTGTCCAGAGCTTTATGCGAGAGGCGATAACAGGCAAACATAGGCATGAAAAATAAAGAACTAAACGACATAACAAGGCTATACGATAGATTCATTAGGCATT